CTCAGCCATATCCATCTCTGCAATCTCATCATCGGTGCGCAACGCCTTAGCCGGAACACCGTTCGCCTCCGCGATGAGCTTGACCGCTTCATCTGCATTGATGCGACGGAGCACCGACATATCGCCTGACGCTTGCGCGACCGGCAGCATTGCCTCGATGGTGCGGAGGATGCCTGCGGCTTCTTCCGTTTTCATCAAGCGAGCGAGCGGCCCCTGATATTTCGGCAGAATCTCCCCGCCTTCCATGATGTATTCCATCAGGACAGGCGGCGGCTCCATGATCATTCCGCTTGCTGAGAGAATGTCTAGCTCGCGCTCAATGATCGGCCCCAAGAACTCTGACTGCTGGCGACCCATTGTCGGCCCAAGCAATGCGCCTTTTTCTTGCGCACGCTGGAGCACTTCAGTCGCGGTCATCACTCGCGGCTGCTCCACAAGAATCTGGAACAAGGTCACGAGAAATGAGTCATTCACCGCCCGACGCTTCTGGTCGGTCATCTCAATCCCTACGGGTAGGTTGCCGCCAGTGATGAGCGGTTGCACCAGTGGCGTTCCGTCATCGCGCATATATCCGTAGTTCAACGCATTAGGGCGCACGGAGAATGCGTTTAACGCACCCTCCTCGGTTAAGATGAGCGGTGGATCGACCAGTCTGTGCGCCATCCGAAGCATGGTCTTTTCCATCTCTTGCAGACTCTTGATGTCTGCGAGAGCCTCCATCGCTGGAGATCGCCCATAAATCTCACGCGGGCCGGTGACGTAGCGACCGACCGCATACGGCATCACTCGATAGCCGCTTTCCTCAAGAAGCACTTGCCCCTCACGCGATACATAGCGCGAGACGTAGCGCATCCCTTGTGCGCCTGCCATGCCCTCGCGGTAATCGTCATTAGGACGTACGCAATGCACAAACTCAAACTGCGTGTTGGGATTCTTCTTAGCCTGCTCGACGATGCCTCGCGGGAGCTTGCCTTCCCACTCTTTACGCTGCACCGCCTGTCGAGCGGTGAGCTGGAACGAGCGGTAGACCGTATCCACGCGACCCACATGGTCAAGGTCGATGACTAACTCTGAGAGCGGGATTGCTCGATAGCGTAACGTGACGCCCGGTATCTCATCGATGAACAGGCCCGACGTACCAAATGCACCGAGGCTCATGTAGCACTCAAACACTTGGCTCGCAAAGTTAGCGGTCGGTGCGTATCGCTGACGGAATATGATGTCGCGGATGTTGTCGCACCAGCGCTGCACTTCTACGTTGTCATCCAGCTCAGGGATGCCCGTGCGTAGCCCGTGCCATATCTGCGTGACCGGCGTAAGCATCGAGTCCATCGCCGCCGCAAAGCGCGGCAAAGCGCGTTGAGCGGTTGAGTCGAATATCTTTTCGGATCGCTTTTCACCCGGCGTGCGCCAGCCCGTCATCTCGGCCATAGTCGGCCAGACGCGCTCGGCAACTTCTTGCCAGTGATTCTCCCAAGTGCCGCGATTGCCTTTTAAGCGATCGTAGCCTTGGAGAACTTCATCTGCCCGCATATCTGCCATAGATCAGCTCCTACGCAGCGACCGCTTTGATCACCGCGAAATTAAATACAGGCTGCTCGGTCGTAGTGCCGCCGGTCGTTGCAAAGCTGATGTTAAAGCTACCTGCCGCTACTGCGGTCACATGAATCATGTTGAGATCAGTGCCGGACTTTTGGCTAACAATGACTGTATCGGTCGCGGCTACCGTGCTGTTTGTCACCGTGAAGGTTTGCCAGCTTGTCGTGCCTGCTGCCGAGACAAGCGTGATTGCTCCGTTGGTTTTATCGAGCGTGACGCCTGTTGTGCGGCTCGTAATTTGAGTTACCGCGCCGCCTGAGCCGGTGGCATAACCGAGGCCGCCTGTGCCCGTGATAGTGACGTTGCCGCTTGATGTTACTGTCGTAAACGTCCCCGCCGCCGCAGATGCACCACCGATGATGGTGCCGTCGATCGCACCCGCGTCGATGTCTACCTTGCTGATGTTGACCTCGCCCGTACCGTCCGGCGTCAGGTCAATGTTGCCGTTCGTATCCGTCGAGGTGATCGCGTTACCGTTGATCGTGATGTTATCGACCTTCAGCTCGCCGACACCTGCTAGTGCACCCGCACCGACGATTGCAGACACGCTCGCCTTTTTAGTCTCTGGCCCTGTCGCATCGACAATCGCGAGCACATCGTTCGCGGCATCGATGGTTGCCTCAGCTAAAACGGTGAACTGTGAGATTTTCTTGTCAGCCATGATCTAGCCTCACGTTAGAGGGAACGCCGCAGTCGGCGGTGTGAAAGCAGTGGTGTAACGGGCAACGCCTTTGGTTACGCGAAGATCGTTGATGTAGCCGTTTAAGTAGGTCGTATTATCGAAACTTCTACCCCCTATCCCATAAACAGCCGTAGGGCTTACATCTGTTGTAAAAGACCCCGAAAATCCTTCTTGACCGCCCACATAAATTTTTAATGTCCCACTAGACCTAACAAAAGCAATGTGAGTCCAAGTGCTGCCAGATACAGCAATTGACGATGTTTTTGATGTTCCATCGTACCAATACGGTTTATCTACATCGCTGATGTATAGCCCATATTGTGTTGAAGTATTGCTTGCTCTAGCTTCTACAAGAGCTTGATAGGCTCCTGTTGCGGCCAAATAAACCCACATTTCAATTGTAAAATCGCCAGTGCCAAACCTTAGCTCTGGGATATTGCGAATTAAGAGTTTGTCCCCCGTCCCATCGAAATACATCGACGAGCCACCCCATTGACTCTGCGTCGTGCTGATCTGCGCGTTGCCCACCGTCTCAAGGTCGTTCTTCGCTGTCGCGTCGTAGATGCCTGCGTTGGTGAAGTTGCAGAGTAGTTCTGTGTTGGTGATGGCGGTAACTGGAGATGTTGGGATAGTAATTGTTGATTGAGTTGCGTCATAAGCAGAGGCTCCCTTTAGAACCCGCGCATCAGAAATATATCCCTGCAACTGCCGTTCTGGTTGATTTGCATACCACTGCCCGCCAATAGTCATAGCGCCGCCAGTGCCAACTGTAGCTGAAGTTGTCGTTGTTGCTGCACGCGAACCGTTTACGAAAATTGAAAGCGTTGATCCGCTGCGACAAGCGACAGTATGAACCCATTGGTTAATCGGAAATAACGAAGAATCGGTTAATGTACCGCTTGCGCCAGTTGCGTATGCAAGTTGCAAATATCCGTCATTACGAATTTGAAGATCACAAGTTGAAGACCCAGTATTGCCAGTAATGCCGTAACTAATAATCCCTTGCCCAAAAGTATTAGTTTGCCGCAGCGCGTATACCCAAGCCTCGTAACTGAAATCGCCGTTGCCGATCTCAAACGCAGCATTGTTGGCAATGCCTAATTGATCCCCACTCCCATCAAAATACCCACTCCCGCCGTTCGTCGCTGCACTCCACGCTGCCGTGGGGTTGAACGGGCTGAAGGCTTGGATGCTGGTGTTGCCATTCACCGTGATCGCAAACGCATTGCTGCTGTTGTCGATGAAGCGGTTGGATTGGCAGGTCAGTAGCTCTGTATTAGCGATGGCGGTGAGCGGAGTTGTAGATGGCGTAAAGGCTGCGGTGTAGACGGCAGTGCCTTTGACCACGCGCAGGTTGGAAATGTAACCATTCCAAAAATAAAGATTTGGCGGAGCGCCTTGAGCGATTGCGCCAATGACTTGCATCTCTCTTGTGTGATTTGTGGATGATGTTGCTGTTCCAGATGCGGTGCCATTAATGTAAACAGTAATGGTTGAACCAGAGCGAACCCACGCGACATGAGTCCAAGCGTTTTGCGTTATTGTTGCTGATGCAGAAAGCAACGCGGCATTACCGCTGCCCGGATAATTGTCATCTGATAAAACAGAACGATAAACCGAAGAACGGTCATTAGGAAGAAACGCAATAATGTCGCCAGAGTTACTAAAAATATCTGGATACAAATTTGCGCCATTTTGATTATAGACCCATGCCTCAACCGTAAAATCACCAGCCCCCAACGCAAGCGCGGAATCACTAGGTAGCGTTAAGGCATCGCCAGTGCCATCAAAATAGTTGCTCCACCCCGTCTGCGAGAACGGCGAGAACGTACCCTGCGTGGTGTTGCCGTTGCGGGTGATCGTGAACGCATTGGTCGAGCTATCAACAAACGTATTGTTTTGCGCGCCGTTGGTGCCGTTGCCGGGCAATAGCAGCGTGACGTAGTTGAAGAAGGGATC